GTTCGACTTGCTACTCTTTCTCATAGATTGTGAGTTAAGTTCGGCCACTATTGCCATGTCTTTGTGTAAAGATCTAGTATTGGTGACCATCCATGAGCTCTGGATAAGTGACACAAGGGTGCAATAAAGTGGTTTGGGATAGTGGTTTGAATTCAAAAGCCTCACTACTTTGAATGGTCGCTGGGTCAAAATCAAACATGTTGATCAATTTGTTTTCTAGTGTTGGGTCAAACGGTTTTGATCTGATGTCTGAATATTGTTGTGCTTTCCACCTATCTGTTTTGATTAGTGCATGCTTGACATAGGTGGTTTTGTAGGTGGCTCCGCAGAATTGGTCCAGCAATTTGGTGCAATACTCAAAGATGCACTGTACCTGTTGGTATTCGTATGCTATGCAGTGCAACTTATTTCGTCTTGCTTATTTGAGGAGTAATTAGTTAGCGACATGAACTCTGTTGACAGTGAATGGTAGTTTGGCTAATGCTTTAACTGGATCACGTATCAAATGCCATTCTTCCAGCCCTTAGACCATCTTGCTACTGAGAAATCCTAACCCTTCGAGTCCATTTTGTTGCTTGATTTGGACTGATAGTCCAAATAGTCCGAATGCCCTCCTTATGGTGTCTATAGCTGCGTTGAGTGCATTGACTCTGGCTGCGCTATCGTCTCCTGCACAAATGATTTTGTAGATCATGTCGAGCATTTTGTATATATAGGATTGTAGGAGATAGTTTATGAGGGTATTGCCAGTTGTGGTAGTAGCTTCTCCAGACATTCTTGTACCATTGACCATTGAAGAAACGCCTCCTTTCTTAATTGGGTTGATATGATTGATGCCACAAATGTTAGTGAACCACCAGCTCCCAAATTCTTAACCAAACACGTGTGTCATTAGTATCTTCTCGACGTACAGTAGCATTTGGTTTTGGTGTGCATCATATCTTTCGAAGTCAATCTCTATGAAAGTGCCCTCAGTTCCGAGTCTCTCTGCTATTACTGGTGCGACAGAGTCTCTAGGTATGTGACCAATATACCATTCTTTTGTCTTGAACTGCTTTGTGAGTCTGAGTGCAATCTAATTTGTGAGGACTTTGAGTGTGTTTGCTCTAGACTGTATTTTCCTGGGTACTGCCTCTTTCAAATTAATCTCTCTTTTGAGAAAAGAACTAACTCTGTTGTCAACATGTCTTTTGAAATCCAATATTTCAGTTCTTTACCTTTTGTATAGTTTTGTTTTGGATTTCATGAATTTGGCATCTTTTAGATATTAGTCGAACATCTTTTAGTTCTCTTCAGGATTGTTGACTGCTTTGGCTCCTTCCTCGTCATACTCGAAGTTGTTGGTTATGTACTCAGTTGCGTACTGGAGGAATCCTGCCCAGACCGCCATGTTGTCTGATGGTAATTGTCTGCTAACCTGATGTCTTGCAATTGTTGATGTGACCTGGTTGTGATAGCAATCACGTGGTATGTATGGAACCCCTTGGGTGATTGGTAGTAAGTGGAATGCACAACTTTGGTCTCCACAGCAGTATGCTTCTTTAGGTTGTTTGTGGATGCTCCCTTGGTATGATTCATTGACGAAACCCATACAATAGCTTTGTAGCTCATGAGGTCCCAATTCTTTGACTGGAGGTTTCTGCTCAAGCTCGAATTTGACTTCGTGTTGTGTCATGATTTGGGAATCTTATGCAATTAGGTCACGGTTGGGCACACCAATTGTGTTGTAAATTCTTTGTCGCTGACCAAAGACATTTCTGATTGCCCAATCGATTGAGTTCTAGACCTATTCATTCTTTGGGTCAATGCAGTTTTTGCAATAGAGCTCAACGTGCCTCTTTCCTTGAGCTTGTTGGGTCATGTAGAGGTAGCAGTGGTTGGTGTGGGTGCAAAGCCATAGTGAGGTGGTGGTTTTGCTATTGATTGGGGTGGTTACTATTGATGTTTTCATAGTTTGTCCATCAAAGCATAGTCCAGAGTTGAAAGAACATCCAAACACCACGACTTTGTGACTAAGAATGACTGCAACTCTCATGATTGCTGGCAAGTTCATTCCTTTAGTCTTGTCATACACGGCCTTATCCACGTGTTAGAAGTATGGGTCGTTTGATTATGGGAAGCTCCATTTATCAAAAGCACTATCAAGTATTGTTGCCTTAAACTGGTCATAGCTGTTTTTAATAATTTATTATGATTTCCCGCCCATTTGTGACAAAATGCTGCTGTTTTACCATAATACTCTTAGGACGCAATCTCCTTGTCCACCCTCATCATATACGAAGTGTTTTGGTTTAGAAACATGCATTGTGTTTTCCATTTTGCATTATTGGCAATTCTTGTCATCAGTGAAGTCGATTGCGCCAACTTTAACCTCTTCTTATGCTCCTGGTGTGGCAATTGTGTTGTGCTCAAGCTTGAGAGCTGCTTGATGAGGTTTTTGTTTAACCTACCATTGGGTGTTTCTTGATTAGGTAGTGTTAATATTGTAATTTGTAGATTTGATATCTGTGGGTTGAGGGGTCTGATCAGGATCTGCAAAAGCACTAACTTCAGGTATTGTGTTGTGCTATTACCACAATTCGCCAGAGTTGCTGATTGTTGTGGCTTGGTTCAATGTAAGTTGCATTCCTTTTAATTGTCCATAATAGAATGCGCATATCATGGGAGAAGCTCCTTTCAAGGTGTTGAGATGTTGCTCGATTTTGACCATGATTTCAGTATCCCACTTTGTGAGGGAGAATTATTCAAATTGGCCTTTGTAGAAGAAATTGGCGAACATTGAATCAATTCCGCTGCAATACACTTATTCTGGATAAAGTTAATCGAGACCATTCTTGTAGTGCATTAAATAGAAAGGGGTACCATTGTTATGGAACTATTCAATTGTCGTGTCCTTAATGAATATCATTCTCTATTTGATGTCCTTATCCATCAAAATTTGGTGTTGGACGGTGCAATGTAAGAGAGGGTGTACAAAGCAATTTTCGTCCACTTAGATCCATGTGCCCTATAGTCTCAAATCAGCTAGTTTCTTGCAGTAGGTGTAGAAATCATCCTAGGTGATGTCATTGAAGAGCCTTTGTTCGTTGTGCTGTTTGTACAGTTCAATGATTGGATTGAGATTGGGTAGATTGTTGAATAGGTATTTGAGCAACATGGTGAAATAGATGTGGTTATCGTTGGTACCCAACATTGTTTCGTCTATTTCATCGATGATAATGTAGGTGTCTTTGTAGCCTGTCATCCATGCAGATTGGCATAATAAGAATTAGAAAAGGCTAGTGTAGAAAGTGAAGTCCTTACTAACATAGCAACTGCCGGTTCTAAGGCATTTCTTAGCTATGTGATGGAATATTGGCATTTGACTTTTGTGTTTCTCTGGGCATTCAGTGCAGTCGGTTTTTGATGCTTTGGAGAATAAGTCAAAGTAGTTGTATTATTCGGGAACACATTCTGTGACTTCAGCATTACAATAATCACTTTAGAGTTTAGTGCAAAGGTACTTATTGTGGGTGGTGGTTATGGTGTCACAATTGCAATCGAGGACGCTGTATTGGGACCTACATGTCATGCATTGTGTTTTGTTGAAGCTTGGTTTCTTAAGGCACTCAAAGCAGATGTAGCCAATTGATCCTGTGCATTAGCATGGAAGGGGGTGAAGTTTGGCAGAGACATTGCAGAAGAAACATTGCTTTCTTGATCTGGTACAGTGGGACTTTATCATTGAAATCAGATCTTTATTATATTTGATTAGAGGAATATCGAGATTGCTAAAGATTTCTTGGTTCTGTTCATTCACGGTGACAACATCACCACTACTGACCACTCGTGTATTGGCACTGGGCCTGAATTGTTACAATCTTAGTTGTGCGATTTATTGTGGATTGAGACTTTCCTCTTTCTCTTCCTCTTGTTGATTGTTTGATTGGTCAGGAGGAAAAACCATTGGTGGGTTTGTTGGTCTTGATGTCTCGCGTTGGCTGTTTAATTGGTCAGGGGGAAAAACCATTGGTGGGTTTGTTGGTCTCATTGTATCGCGTTGGTTTGGTTGGTGGTCTGAACCAATAACTATGGGCATGTTGAACATTTCCCTTAGTTGGAAAATGGGAACATTGATGGTGGCTTGCTTCTCTTCTTCCTCATCATCACTGCTGTCTATCCTTCTGATGACTGTGGTTGTGCTGTCGGTGTCTTCATGATCGCTTTGGGCGTTTTCATTTTGCATCATGTGAAGGAATTCCTAGACTTGTTCATTTGA